GGTTTGTGGGCGAGCAGTCCTCCGTCCAGAAGAATCTCAACAAGCTGTATGGAGAACTGAAGGACGTTGAATCAAAGTGTGAGTCTCTGGTCAGATCTGGCAATATGGCCGATGCTGCCATCTTTTCAACCAGGCGTGAGGAAATCCTGTTTGAAATCTCCCAGAAAGAGGGATACCTGCGAGAGCTTGAACCCATGGTAAAAGAGGCTCAGACCGTTTATGAAGCGTACGACAAGAAGCTCCGCGAGCTGAAAAAGCAGGGCCGTATGACTGTCGAGGAAATGAAACTTCGTGGCAACATGAAGGATCTCTTGGGCGATCTGGACGAGCTGCGCCGGGACTCTGCCACTGATAAGCTCTTGGGCAGTGTCCGGGACGGGGCGGAGGATCTTCGCAAAGAGGTTGATGGTGCGATTGTCGTTCACGCAAGCCGTACCACCACCAAAATGTCAATGGCTGAGAAAAATGCGGCGAAAGCTCAGTCGGATGCTTACCTGCAGTCTCTCGCCACAAAGTATAACGGGAAGCCGGCTATTCAGGCTCCACGGTCTGGCGTCACCTTCGACGCTCCTAAATCCAAAATGAAAGAGGAAAGGAAATAACTCATCATGAAGAGAATGAAACTCACTACCGCTGGCCGTGTGGTGATCTTCGTCATCGTGCTGGCGCTCCTCGCCGGTATCGGCGGCTTCGGCTATAACTACTACAAGAACAACATCGCAGACGACAAGCCCATCAGTTCGGGCACTCAGTCTGGCAGCACGTCCCAGAAGTCCACAACAAAGCCATCCGCCGGCAAGACGGACACCTCTGATCCCGTGATTAACCTGTCTCTGGATGAGTGGGTAGGCTGGAAGCCTATTATCGACGCCAACCAGGGTTTGACCACGCAACCCGGTTCGATTTTCGACCAGCTGGGCATTAAGGTCAACATCAATATCATCAATGACGCAACCGCCAGCAGCAACGCTCTGATTACCGGAGAGTTGAATGCTGCGGGTTATACCACCAACCGTACCGCGTTCCTATCTGGTAAGTTCCAGGAGGCCGGATTGGATGTGGTAATGCCAGTATTCACTAACTACTCCGCTGGCGGTGACGGCATTATTGCTAAGTCCGGTATCGATACCGTAAACGATCTGCTGGGCAAGAAGATCGGCGTTCCCAGATTCAGCGAAGCCCAGACGCTTGTGGCATGGTTTGTTAATAAGAGCGACCTGTCCGATGCTGACAAGCAGTCTATCATTGATAACATGATCCTTTTTGACGATGCGTCTGAGACGGGTGAGGCATTCTTCGCCGGCCAGCTGGACGTGGCAGCGACTTGGCAGCCCTACCTGTCTTATGCAACCGAAAACAGCGGTGCGCACATCATGTTCTCTACCACCGCCTCTAAGAGTCTGATTATGGACGGTATCGTATTCCGTTCCGACTTTGCCCAGGCACACCCCGACGTTGTGACCGCCTTTATTGATGGTATCTTCCAAGCCAACGCAATGTATACCACTGAATTTGACTACATCCGCTCTGTCATGCCTATGTTCGCCGGCGTTTCTGACGAGGAAATTAAGGCTCAGTGCGGCGACGCCGAAATGATGGGTTACGCCGAGAATAAGGAAGTGCTGGACTCCACTGCTCCTTCTGTCTACTTCGATATGTGTGATATCTGGGAGTCTTTGGGCGAGACGGTCAATCGCAAGGCGGCTATGACGCTCTTTGATAACCAGTATCTGCTTCCTCTGGCAAGCAAGTATTCTTCTACCTCTGCCTCTACCAGCAAGCCCGTTGAGCTAACCGAGGAGCAGAAGCAGGAAATCGTCAATTATGAGGCACTGCTGAGCAAATCCATGACCGTTGAGTTTGTGGCTGATACCGCTCAGTTCAAGAACCCCGAAGAGGCATACGCCATCATGGATAAGTTCGTCTCTATCGCCAATACTCTGGATGGTGCGATTATCCAGGTGGAGGGCAATATCAATGCCCGCAACTACTCCGACTCTGGACAGGCGCTGTCTGCTGAACGTGCAAAGGCTGTCGCCAAGTATTTCATCGCTTGCGGTATTGATCCGAACCGTCTGATTACGGTCGGCAATGGCAACACGAAGATGGTTGCAGATCCCGGCTCTGCCGATGCCTACCTGAACCGTAGAACCGACGTGTTCTTCAAGATCATCGAAGAGTAATTCTGCGCCTTACGAGGAGGGGCATTGTCCCCTCCTCGGGGCACCAACATAATAAAGGAGTGGTCAATATGGATGTAGTGAATGTAGAAAGCGCAAATTTGGACGATTTGAAAAAACGGTTCGTTGAAATTTGCGCTACTATCAATCGTCCGGGTATGGAAGATCTGATGGCGTGGTTGGAACGTTCTGACTTCTATACTGCGCCGGCAAGCACGCGCTTCCACGGCAACTATACTGGCGGGCTGCTGGAGCATAGCCTCAATGTGTATGACAAGCTCTCTGGGTTTGTGGCTCGCTATCCTGAACTGGAAATCTCACCGGAGACGGTGGCGGTCACTGCGTTGTTCCACGACCTGACGAAGGTGAACTACTACACCGTCAGCTCTCGGAACGTCAAGGATGATGTTACGGGCGCATGGCATAAGGAGCCGTTCTACAAAACGGAAGATCGTCTCCCGCTTGGTCATGGCGAGAAATCTGTCATCATCCTGCAGAGCTTCATCAAGCTCACACGTGACGAAATCTTTGCGATCCGCTGGCATATGGGCAGCTTTGATTGTGCAGTCAAAGGCGGGGATTACAGTATGGGCAATGCTTTTGAAACTTGCCCGCTGGCAGTCATGACGCATTTGGCTGATATGGAGGCTACCTATCTTGTCGAGGGTTTAGCAACAAAGTAAATCAACGGAGGCTAACATGGAAAAAAGCGTTTTTCAAATTCTGAACGAGTACGATATCACGGAACACCTCAAGAAGAAGGATAAAATCGTCTACCTGCCTTGGTCTAAGGCATGGATGATCGTGAAATCCCTCTTCCCCAGTGCCAAGTTTACCATCAACAAGGCCGCTGACGGCTGCATTTACCATACGGACGGAAAGACCGCCTGGGTAGAGGTATCTATCACCATCAACGACCAGACTGAAACGGAGTCTCTGGCTGTTATGGATTTCCGTAACAAGTCTATTCCCATCGACACGATCACCTCTGCCGATGCAGAGAAGTCTATCAAGCGCTGCTTGGTCAAGTGTGCTGCTCTGCACGGCCTGGGTCTGTCTCTTTGGACGGGTGAGGAGCTGTCCAGCGCCGCCCGCAAGAAGAAGGAAGACGATCTGGACGATGTGAAACAGGAGATCCTGAGCGTTGTTGCCGGGAAGCTGGAAGCCGGTGTGTCCAAAGACACCATCTACAAGGCTATCGAAAGTGTTGCCGGTGTGAAGAACCCCAACGCTATCAAGGATATCGCAACGGCTCAGAAAGTCGTTGAGCAGATCAAGAAACTGGAGGTAAAGCACAATGCTTAATAAGGTAATCATCATGGGTCGTCTTACCCGCGATCCTGAGATCAAGAAGGTAAACAATGACATCTCCGTGTGCAGCTTTTCTATCGCCTGCGACCGCGACATCGTGAACAAGCAGAACAATGAGCGCGAGACGGACTTCTTCGATGTGACTGCGTGGCGCTCTACGGCGGATTTCGTTGGCAAGTATTTTGGCAAGGGGCGCATGATCGTTGTTGTCGGTCGGCTGCAGAAGCGCAACTACACCGATAAGGACGGCAACAAGCGTTCTGCCGTAGACATCATTGCCGAGAACGTCTATTTCGGCGATTCCAAGAAGGACGGCGAGACTTCTGACAACGCCTCTGCCTCCACCACCGGATATGCTACCGCTCCTTCTCAGAATAGCGACTTCGCAAATGTCGGTGAGGAAGATGGAGAGCTGCCCTTCTGATGGATAATTCTTTTCTCCTGGACGCTATGGACTGGTCATACTCCCGCGTTAGCAGTTTTGATCAGTGCCCGCGTATGTTTGACCTTACTTACCTCCAGTGCATGGATCGCGTGGACAACGCTTTTGCTCAATGGGGTTCACTGGCGCACTCGCTTTTAGAGCGATATTTTCGTCAGCAGGTCGAGCTGTGGGATTTATCCGGCCTCTATGAGAAGGAATACGCAAGAGCAGTTACAGAACGGTTTCCATTTCCCCGGCTGGAAGACAGCTACTATGAGCGCGGTATGGAATACTTCGATAATTTCGGTGGACAACTGGGAGACGAAGAAGAAGTGCTTGCGGTCGAAGACCGGTATACCTCCACACTGGGCGGCAGACCGGTGGTGGGTGTCATAGACCTGGTGCCTCGTAATAGGTCTGGGCTGATCGTTTGCGATCACAAAAGCCGGGGCAAATGGAAATCCAGAGAGGAACGCCGCAAATATCTCCGCCAACTGAACTTGTATGCAGTACGGGTCAAAGAGGTCTACGGTGAGTGGCCGCGTGAACTTTGGTTCAACAAGTTCCGCGAAGGTATCTTGGACAGAGAGCCATTCAACATCGTAACTGCTCAGGAGGACATAGACTGGTTCCTGCGTTCCATTGACGACATCTATAAGGCAAGGAATTTTCCTGCCAAGCCTGACCGTTTCTTTTGTGACTACCTATGTTCTGTGCGTGAGCATTGCGAGCATTCCAGCCAATATGTTACGGAGGAATATAAGTGATGGAAAAGATCAAGGTAATTTTCCTCGACGTTGATGGTGTGCTCAACAGTGATCGTACAGTCCGCAAAACCCAAGGCGGCTATACGTTTGTTGACAACAGGCAAATGAAGAACCTGAAGCACATCATTAACATGACAGGAGCTAAGGTCGTTCTTTCCAGTGATTGGAGATACGACCGAGACGACCCGAGATACAACGGAGACTATCTGGAACTGGAAGCAGAGCTGTTGAAATACGGGATTCGTCTTTACGGCTTTACGCCGGAGCTGCCATCCTGTCACAGAGGTATGGAAATTGACTGCTGGCTAAAAGAACATAGCGAGGTCGGAGACTTCGTAATTCTGGACGACCGGGCAGATATCGAGCCGAACAAAGATCACTGGGTTCAGACGGTAATGCGCCGAGGACTCGGTGTTGAGGAGGCCGAGAGTGCTATCCACATCTTGAACGGCAAATGAAAGACGGATTTTATTCGGATAAGACCCGTCCACATGAAGTGGGCGGGCTTACCGAAGAACTGAGGTGATTTTACCCATGCAGATTGATAGAGAAGCAATTTTGCAGGCCAAAGAAAAGCTCGGAGATCGTAACGCTCAGATTATCGTCGAAGAGCTGGGGATTACCGATTTCGATGAGAAAAACATGAAGTGTTGCTGCCCCTTCCATCAGGAGGATCACGCTTCCTTCATTTACAACAAGAAAGCATTCAACTTTCGTTGTTTCGGTAGTTGTGGCCGTAGCTACGACATTCTGGACGTTTTCATGTATAAAGGCGCGACTTATGCCGAAGCCTGTAAGAAACTTTTCGAGCTTGCCGAAATGCCCTACTCTTTCGGAGAGCTGGGCGTAAAAACCAAACGGCATTATAGATATCCCCACGAGGTTCCCTGCACTGATAAATCCAAAGTGTACGCATATTTTGAGCAGCGCAAGATCAGTCGTGAGACGCTGGATGCTCTTGATGTGCGGCAGGACTCCGAGGGAAACGTGGTATTCAATTACTACGACACGAACGATGTGTTGACGATGGTGAAATATAAACCGTCGCATAAAGTCCAGCATGGTCAAGCAAAGTGCTGGTGCCAGCAAAACTCTGATACGGCTCCGTTGCTGTTCAACATGAACCGCATCAACGTTAATTCTCCCCTTCTAATCTGTGAGGGCGAGCCGGATTGCCTTAGTGCGATTGAGGCAGGATTCAAAAATGCTGTTTCCGTTCCTCTGGGCAGTTCAAATCTCCACTGGATCGACGAAAACCTGGAATGGCTCGATCAGTTTGAGAGCATTATCATTTGCGCCGACAACGATGACGCCGGCGTGAAAATGCAGAAAGAGTGCGTTCCCCGGCTGGGTAGCTGGCGAACAAAGGTCGTAGACATCCCAGCAATCCCCATTGGAAATACTGGACGGGTAACAAAAGACCTGAATGAGATCCTTTACGTTTGCGGCAAAGACAAAGTGTTGGAGCTGATCTTGGACGCTAAGGACTCCCCTGTTCCTTCCGTAGCCGACCTTTCTGATGTCGAGCCGACCGAGTATGAGGATGTTGACGGTGTGACTACCGGGCTGAAGGCCATTGATGATGAGCTGATGCGGCTCTTTTTCGGAACGCTTACTATTGTGAGTGGTCAGCCCGGATCTGGTAAGAGTAGTCTTCTTACTCAGCTCGCGTGCAATTCTCTCGATAATGACATCAGTACGTGGCTTTTCAGCGGCGAACTTCCCAACGGTGTAGAAAAGTCCTGGTTCAACTACATTTTCGCCGGCCCCCGCAATATCACGGATGCTATCTCTCGTCGGGGCAATCCTTACAAGAAGATTTCCACGACGACGCTTGCCGAGATCAACAAGACCTATAAAGGGCGTTGGCATATCTATCGTGATGACTACGACAACACACTGGATAAGCTCATCGCCTCTATGACGGATACCGTTCGGAAGTACGGTGCCCGTTGTCTGATCCTCGACAATTTCATGTGTATTGACACTGAAACAAGCGAAGAGGAACTGCGCTCTCAGACAGATACGATTAAAAAGCTCATTGAGTTTGCTAAGAAGTATCAAGTGGCTGTAATCCTTGTTTGCCACCCTCGAAAGATGGACGCCGGAACCAATGTAGGCATCTATGATATCGCTGGTACCAGCAACATCGTGAACCTGGCACATCGGACTATTGGCCTGCGGCGAGTGACGGACGCAGAACGTGAGAATGCTGCGAAGTATTCTGAGAAGCGTCGCCAGTTGCTCAAGTACGATGTGATCGTAACTGTCGTCAAAGACCGTATGTTTGGCCGACAGAATATCGACGTTGGCCTCTATTACGATCCCGCTTCCCGCCGTTTCTTCAGCGATATGGACGAGTATGACCGTCGTTTTTCTTGGGATAAGAAGGAGTACAAAGAGCCTCTGCCTCTTCCTCCTCAGCTGCTTGCTGAAGAGCGTGCCTCCGAAGACGAAGCATTTGGAGCGGTGAACGACAGAGAGGGCTAACTATGGCGGATTTCGGAGTATGTGACTGTGGCGGTAGCCTTATCCCTGTTTGGTTCACAGAAGAAGAGACGAAGGTTGCCAACGGCATTATGTATAAGACAGGCCGAGTTCGTAGGGCGTGTTCTCACCTTGTATGTGAAGCCTGTCTGAAAAACTTTTGCGTTGACGATACCTTTGACGGGCCGTGGCACAATCGGAGGTGATTTTATTGAGCGGTAACTATACGGCATACCATGTCCATACTGAATTGTCGCTGTTAGACAGCGCGACGAAGTTTGAGGACTATATCGCTAAGGCTGTCGAGCTGGGGCAGACTGCCATTGCTTTTACGGAGCATGGTAACATCTATCAGTGGGTCGCCAAAAAGATGGCCTGTGATAAGGCCGGATTGAAATATCTGCATGGCTGTGAAGTCTATTTGACTGAAAAGCTATTGCTTACCGATCCACGCACCGGAGAGCAGAATAAGGTACGCGATAACTACCACACCATCCTGATTGCCAAGAACTACGCTGGTCTTCAGGAGATGAACGAGCTAATCAGCCGATCAAGCCAGGACGACCACTTTTACTACAAACCCCGTATCACGTTTGATGAGTTTCTTGGTATTTCCAGTAACGTCATTAAGATCAGTGCCTGCCTTGCTTCCCCGCTGAATCGCATGAGCATTACTCATCCTATGTATGAGCGGCTACTGAAGCACTACGACTATCTGGAAATCCAAGCGCATGACCACCCGGAGCAGGTTGCCTACAATCGCCACTTGGCGGAAATGTCTCAGAAATACGGCATCCCGCTCATTGCAGGCACCGATACTCATAGCCTCAACAAATACAAGGCTGAGTGCCGAACGATCTTGCAGTTGAGTAAACACATCGAGTTCGCCAACGAAGATACGTTTGACCTTACCTATAAATCCTATGACGAGCTGGTAGCAATGTTCGCAACGCAGGACGCCTTGCCGGAAGCGATGTATTTGGAGGCCATTGAGAACACCAACCGTATGGCCGACTCTGTAGAGCCGTTTGAGTTGGATATCTCTTTCAAGTACCCCATTCTCTATGGCGAACGTGATCGAGAGGTGCTTCATCAAGTTCTTGACGATAACCTGCAAGCAAAGATCAAAGAGGGCGCTATCATCCCAGAGCAGGTCGAGCCGTTCAAAGTGGCCATTGCTGAGGAATGCCGGGTTTTTGACAAAATTGAGATGTCCGGCTTCATGCTTTTCATGAGCGAATTGGTGACATGGTGTAAATCTCATGGTATCCCCATTGGTTTCAATCGTGGTTCCTGCGGTGGATCTCGTGTAGCTTACGTCACCAATACAACAGACCTCAATCCTGAGACATGGCATACAGTGTTCAGTCGCTTCTGTAACGAAGATCGTAAGGAGATTGGCGATATTGATATTGACGTGTCTCCCTCCCAGCGTGATCTGGTTTACGACTACATCATCAACCGTTTTGGTCAAGAAAAGACCGCGTTTATTCTGGCGATCGGCACTATCAAATCTAAAGGCTGTATTGACGAAATCTGCCGTGCTTTGGCACTGCGTTGGAATCGTGAACACCAACGGGACGAGAAAGAGTTCCGCAGAGTAATGGCGCAGCTCAAAGATGAGAACGTGAAGATCGTTTTTGGGGATGCGAGAGACAGCTTTAGCCTATATTTCTTTGATGAGGCAGGTAATCTTCTTTTGCCCAGCCGCATGAAGAACATCCCCCGCGCCGAGCTGATCAAGCAGTTTTCCAAAGAGTACACAAAACTCAAAGAGGAAAACGAAAGGATCTTTGCTAAGAACCCCTGGGCTGGTAAGGCAAGTGCCAATATCAAAAAGGAGTTTGAGGCAGACGAGGCAGCAGCTCGGGAAAAGTACCCCGAAGTATTCTACTACTATGACGGGCTTCTTGATGTGGCGATCTCTCAATCTATGCACCCTGCCGGTATTGTAGCAAGTCCTATTACCCTTCGAGACAATTACGGTACGTTCATCTCTGATGGGAAGGAAATCCTACAGATTGACATGGAGTGCGTGCATGAGGTCAGCTTGGTCAAGTATGACATTCTCGGGTTGAAAAACATTGAGATTATCAAAGACGCTTATGAGCTGCTGGGTAAGCCTTATCCGAAGTCTCACGAAATCAACTGGAATGATGAGGCTGTCTGGAAGGATATGCTGAGATCTCCCATTGGTATCTTCCAGTTTGAAGGAGAGTTCGCGTTCCAGATGCTCAGACAGTACGAGCCGCACAGTATTTTTGACATGAGCCTTGTTACGGCGGCGCTTCGTCCTTCGGGTGCGTCGTACCGTGACGACCTTATGCAGCACAAACCTCACAAGAATCCCTCTCCCATCATCGACGAACTTTTGGCAGATAACAACGGCTATCTTATTTACCAAGAGGACGTTATCAAGTTCCTACAGCAAATCTGCGGCTTCTCCGGGTCAGATGCAGATAACACCCGCCGCGCTATTGGACGAAAAGACGAAGAGCGGTTGAAAAAAGCTCTCCCGCAAATTCTTGAGGGATATTGTGAAAAGTCACCGCAACCCCGTGAAGTTGCAGAGCAGGAAGCAAAGGAGTTCTTACAGATCATCCAGGACGCTTCCAGCTATATGTTTGGTTACAACCATTCAGTTGGGTACTGCATGATTGGCTACCTATGCGCCTATCTGCGGTACTACCATCCGTATGAGTTCATCACAGCCTACCTTAACAATGCCAACGGCGAGGAGGATGTGAAGAACGGGAACGAGTTGGCAACGCTTTACGGTATTAGGATTGTCCCACCGCGTTTTGGACTTTCCAAGGATAAATATTTGCTGAATACCGAAGAGAAGGTTATCGCCAAGGGTATTTCTTCTGTAAAGTACATGAATGCCGATGTTGCCAACGAACTTTACGAGCTGGCAAAAGCCGGCAAGCCTAAATCTTTTATGGACTTGCTTATGCAGCTGGACGAGAAAACACACTTGGATACACGGCAGCGGGATATCTTGGTGAAGATCGACTATTTTGCCGAGTATGGCAATTCCAAAGAGTTGTTGCGTATGGTGGACTTCTTCTCTTTCTTCAAGAACGGAACGATGAAGAAGATCTCCAAGGATAAGGTAACGGTTGAATTGGAACCCATAATCGCCCAGTATGCAACTGATAAGTCCAAAAGCGGCCAGCCAGCTAAAAGCTATACCTTCACTGATTTGCCCGGATTACTTCGGCATTTGGAAGTGATGGTCAGGGATATGCACATTCAGGATTTCGACCTGAAAAGCAAAATGCAAATCCAGTTGGAAAATCTGGGCTATATCGACCTAACCACCAATAAAAAAGAAGATCAGCGAAAACTGGTTATTCTGGATATCTACCCCTTGCGGAGCAAGAAAACCAAAGAGATTTGGGCTTACGCCTTGCAGGTGCGGTCGATTGGCACGGGAAAAACAAATCGGTGGACAATCTACTCAGAACTCTACGATCGCAAACCGCTTCAACGCTACGATACCATTTATGTTCCTATGAATGGATGGGGCGAGCGGCGTGGGTATCTGTATTTGTACAACTACGACTATGTAATTTAGGAGGCATTTTCAATGCACGAGACGAAATCGAAATGGTTCAAGAAAGTTCTCAGGGCGACGCTGTGTTTCTTGGTAGTCTGCGGATCTCTGAGTGCAATGTTGTTCGTCCCGAACAAAGAGGAGGAAACACCACAAGTCCCCATCGAAAAGGAACTTTGTGTTTACTCTGCGCCGCTTCAAGTGTCGCCTACACCTACGCCTATTTCTATTGAGGAAGAACCGGCAGAACCCGAGGCAGACCTTAACCCATATGCAGAACTGTCACCCACGGATACCGAAAAAGAGCTGCTGGCGTGTATGGCCTACAGCGAGGCAGGAAACCAGAGCTTTGATGGTCAGGTTGCCGTGGTGCAGGTAGCGCTTAACCGCTATATGCACGAAGCGTATTCCGGCAGTATCAGTGATATTCTCTTCTCACCTTGTCAGTTTGTGGTAGGAGATTACTATGGGTCTGTGCAGATGGAAGCAGTAGATGCTGCTCTTGCCGGCCATCCAGCGTTGGATTTGAATACCGACGTAGTGTACTTCTCTACTGGATCTTTGACCTATGGTAGCTATTATAAGACGATCGGCGATCACGTCTTTCGCACTTATATTTGATAGTAACAAAGTAAATTAAGCAAGGAGGATCAACATGGGAACAGTTACAATTCAGCGATTCACCTATAAGAACCCTATTTCCATGATCGGTGAGGAAGCTGGTGTCTGCTGGGGTGC